AAGAATTTAAAAATTTATCATAATCATCAGAAAAGGATCCAATAGTATTGCCGCCAATCATTGACATAATTTTGTCATATTCATCAGCATTAATAAATTTATTATTTGCGCCATACGATTTTATCCCAAGTAAAACCTGCTATTTTACTTGCTCAACCGCCTAACTTAATTGTAAAATATTTTCAAATGGCTGCGCCAATAATTCTTCTATAATAGTTAAATATGATTTCTAGCTAAATCTTGGGTACTAATCTGATATAGTAAAACCAGTAGCAACTGGCGTTACATACTTTGGTATATCACTTTGATAATCATTAATTAATTTTGTAATTTTCTAATAAGTAGCACGTAATTCCTATATTTTAGCATTAATATTAATAATTTCATTATTATAATCATTACTATCATTGTCAATCCCGTGCAATGGATGATTGGCAATATAACCGTGAACCTAAGTGGCTTTTCCATCTTGATAAGTTAAATCTTCCAATGACAAAAAATCATCAAAAGGCATCTTAAATGTGAAAGTGCGCTCAGGCTCCTTCTCAATATCTACTTTACGACCAACTATGTGCTTTTGTAACGAAAAATCTCCTTTCGGCACATGCACATATACTGTATCGCCTTCATAATATCTTGAATTATCATTGGAATAGGCATCAAATATCGCGTCTTCAAATTCTACTTTATAAATACCATCTGCTTTATATTTTGTAGACACAACACGAGCTTCTATCGTTTTATCATATTGGAATTTCTATATCTTTGCATTCATAACAATAGCCATAGAATCAAATAGATTTTTAGAAACTTCATTGCTCGCCAAATTCCATCACTCCTTTTTCTCCAAACTCTATAATTTATCAAATGTTCATTTAAAAAAATTAACGATTATTACCCAAAAAATCGGGGTCTTATATTAAGACCCCGATGAATAAGCATACTAAGATGCTAAATTGGTAAGTTGATTAAATGCATCAATAATATCTTGCGCGGATTGTATATTATCAAAACTAGCATTAATATTAACAACTTGTGACAATGCATCACTATTCGTATTACCATTAATAACATTCGGATTAACTCCTCTAGAAATTAATCCTAATAAATTAGACATAGCATCACTATCAATTAAATTCCATAAATTAGAAGTTGATATATCATACTCTGACATTGTGGTATTATGTAATCTACCTAAAGCATTAGCAGAACCCTCAAATCGATCTTCTGTAAAGTTAGTAGTATTTTTATTATTATATAATGCATTAAGTGCTGCGGTTGTACCCATTTCAGATGGACGATAAATAGCACCATTGTTATAGTACCTATCATTAATACTATCTATGTCTGCTAACGACCGCTGTAGACCTTGCATCTTATTTAATAATTGTTCATAATTACCGACTGTTATTTCCAACGCAGCATTATGCTTAATCCAACTATCAGTAGCGGAAGAAATATTCTTTAAACTATCTCCTAAGATCTAATCCAAAGTTTTAATATCTTCTGCGGCTTTTTCATTTGTTTTATTATAGACAGAAACTGAATTTTCCATCGTACCCCAGGTTAATCCAGTCTCACCACCAACTTTATCAATATCGTGAGAATAGCCGCCAATAGCTTCATCTAACTATTGCCGCAAGGTAGTACGAATATATTCGACATATCCACTACTATCCTACATCAATTGCTACATCATGCCGTGAATTTGATCCTGAACTAAACCCGTATTTTCTATAATTGTTTGTCCATAATACTCTTGAATATATCCTTGATTTTCTAATAATTGCTCTTGCGCACGCACGCCTTGTTCTTGAATATATTCCATTTGCGCCAAATGCTATTCGGTTAATGTTTCCGCTTGACGATTTCGCTCTTCAAGAGACAGAGTGTCGTTATCAAGAATTTCTCTTAATTCAGATTGATAATTTTGTTTAGATTCAATCATCTATTGTACTAAATCATTTTGATGTTCATAAGCCAATTCATTGATTTGTTGTAAAACATCTTCAAAATTCTGACGTGCTTCACTAACATCATCTTCATTAGCGGTATATTGATATCCATAATTACCATTTTCATCTCTTGTTAAACGTACAGTAGATTTTGCATTCTAAGTATCTTCTAAATCCTACATCGCTAACGCCATTTTATATTGTAATTCATTCATTTCAATATCATATTCTGTTAAACGATTTTTTTCTGCATATGCGTTAATTTCACTCTATAATGCTTTTAAGCGCTCTTTGCTTGTCGCAGTTGTAGAATCTATCAAAGAATCTTCGATCTAACGATTAATTTTAGATACTTCATATAATTCTTTGGCAGTAGATACATACCAACCCTATTGTTCATTCCAATAATTAAAGTCTTGCGCGACTTCATCAAATGATTTTATTAAATTACCATTCGCATCAACTAATGATTTAAATGCTAAATCACTGGCTTTTATAATAGCGTCAATGACATTCATAAATTTCTATTTAGCATCATCAAGCGTTTGTTGCGTCTTTTGTGCCAAATCATCTTCTGCATTAATGATATGCTCTTCAACACTATCATATTGTGCTTTAAGAGTTTCTGTCCAGCCAGAATCTTCAATCTCTTTTACAATTGCCGCACGAGAAGCATATAGCGTATCCAAATAATCTCTTGCCGCACGCGCAGTTAATAAACTTGAACGATAACTTGTGTCATACATTGAATTAAGTTCAGCAAAATTCTATCCTCTACCCATTAATTGTTGCATTTCAATGTAACTTTGCATCATGTCACGGGTATGTTCTATTTTATCTGTATATTTCTATTGTTTTTCTTCTGCTAAACTTAATGTATTTTCATAATATTCTTCAATTTCTTTCTTTAAATCTTGTATGCTTTCTAAATACTCTAAAGTTTTATCTTGTAAATCAGCTAAACCATCACTGTAATCTTGATCATTCAACCGGCCTTCAGCATAGCCTTTTTGTAATTCTTGATAAGCTTTACCAACTGCCGCAAGACTACTCTCATAATCTCCCATCTTCATCATAGAGACTTCCATGGATTCATCTTGCTTACTTAATACTTCAGACCATTTACTAATATAATAATCTAATTTCTATAAATCTCTATCGTTTAAATCAACTGCAATTTCTAATTTATATTGGACACCTTCAAGTAAAATTTCAGAAATTTTATTCTAATTTTCTAATATGTCATTTTGAATTGTATCAACCAAATCTAAAGCTTCTTCATAATTTTCCAAAGCTTTCATTCGACTCTCATATTCTTCATCAATTCGTTTATCTGTTTCATCATCATCACTAGCATCAACAGAAGCATTATACCAATCAATCTATTTACGAATATACTCATCATAATTAACAGTACCATCTGGGTTAAATGTAGCTCCATACTATGTTAATTCAGCACGGTCAGAAGCAAGATAAGCCGCAGCTTCGGCATAATATTCTTCTTGAAGTTTATTTTGTTTTTCTAAAGCTTCAATTTCGGCATTTAAGGCTTTTAAATGGCGACCTCCATAAGCGCGGTCTTTAATTTTATCAATGCGATCAAGAATATGTTCTTGTTGTTCAAGTTTGTCACGAACTTCGTGATAACGTTCGCCTTCTTTATTAACACGTTTATGTTCTTTTTTAGTATGCTATTTTCCGCCTCCGCCACCTCCTCCGCTGCTTTTAGGAGTAGAAGCTCCACCGTGTGTCACACCACGTCCGTTATAATGAGCACCTTTAATTGTATACCACACATATTCCTATCCACCATCAGTTTCATTAACAGTTGCGCTAATAGGTATATCTTGTATTTCATAAGTGCCATTGCTTTGTAATACCGGCACCTAATAATGACCGCCTTCGATAATAACTTCTTTATCTTTTGGTGGTACAGGCACACGATGTTCTTCAATCTCTGCTTCAACACCTAATGAACTAAGTGCCGCAGTGGCTTCTGCAGCAGTGCTAGCGCATTGATTAACCAATGCTTCACACTAAGAAATGAAATTTTCATCTCTTATTTCAGCACCAACTTCTAATGACTACCCATCTAACCAAGACTACATACTACTTATTAAATCAGACATCTATCCTTGTACTGCATTGCCAGCTTCATCTGTTCCAATTATAATCTAATCAGTACCTTCTTTTAAACTTAATATATCATCAGCCGCAGCAGCAGTTAATTGATCCCAAGCTTTTTCATCACCTTTAATAGCTTTTTCTAATAATTTAGCATTTTTGGTGCTAGTTAAAAAGGCTTCACTTAATTCTTGTGATTCCTATGGTGTCAATTCTAATAAATCAGCATAAATTTCACGAACATCATCTAACGTTTTATTATATTCATTACTATATTTTCTATTTTCACCTAAATTTTTTGAAATCTATTGCAAAGTCTTTTGATATTTACTCATTTTACTTTGAGCATTATCAAAACCTTTAGACTATCTATAAAGAACTGCTGCATTATACTCTAATTCTTCAGTAGTTTTACCGGTAATTAATCCAGCTGCTTTTACTGTTTTCATATAATTATGCAATTCTTGTTCTGTTAAATCAGTAAAAGCTTGACGATACTCATCAACTTTACTTCTATCAAACATATACTCTGAATCATTAGCTTGTGCACCAGCTTCATACATAGCTTGTTTAATTTGTTCAACTGTTTGATATCCCATATTTTTCGCCCATAGCGCGATTGTCTCTGGACTAAATATAGCATTCATTATATCTTCAAAACTATGTCCGTCAGCAACTTGTGCTAAATTGTTTTCATCAAAAGTAATTAATTTTTCTAGAGATATTTGTTGACCGTTTAATGTACCAGAAGTTGCCATCAATGTATTATAAGCTGCCAACGACTAATCAGAATCACCAGAGTGCTGTTTCATCATAGATAGATAATTTAAGAATGAATCTTGAGATCCCATTAAGGCAGAAGCGGTATATTCCCGCATACCACTTCTATATTTCTACATAATTTGCTCATCAGACAAGCCACGATATTCATCTAACAAAAGTTTATTACTTTCTTCATCATAGAAAGGACGATCTGCGCCAGATAATAATCCACTTTTCTATGTCGCGCCAAAAGCTTCAAACTATAATTCTTTATAATTCGCGTCTGGGTTTCGCATATATGCTTTTGCATCTTCATATGAATATCCTTTGGTTTCCATTAAATATCGTAAGATATTCGCCTAAGAATCTATATCGCCTTGCATATCTTTCATAATGGCGTCGCCATTTAACAAAGATTTTCTCGCATCAGCGATTGATTTAAATGTTTTCTACCATAAGTTATAAGTATTTTTAGCAGACTCTTCATCTAATTCAAAAATCTATTTTAAAGCATTACCCCAAATATCTTCAATCTCAGCAAATGTGCTCTATGAACTATTATATAATTTAGTATAATATTTATCAATTGTTTTTTGAACTTGTACCAAATAATCATTTAATTCTTCATCAGTTAACTAATCTAAATCTGTTTTTCCACCAGGCAACTATATCATAGATTTCGCAGATTCTAATGCCCATCGTTGATTATCAGTTAAATTATTGCCTTTTAAAAATGATAAAGTAGTCCGTCTTGATAAAGCATTAAGTTCTGGATCAACTATCATATTTGTATAAGCAAGTTTTGCATCATCTAGACCTTGATAATTTTCTATAGGGTTGTCTTTTAACCAATCCTAAAATCCTGCTCCATACCAATCTATATCAGAAAATTCTTTCTAAATGGCTTCACTTATTTTACTAGCCAAGCCTCCAACATCTGGTTGCCACTCAGCGATACTTTCTGTTAAACCAACTTGTAAACCTTGAATAAGATATGGCGCCAATGCCATAGTTAAACGCGATGGAGATTGAATGCCTAAAGCCTATCTAAATGCACCAAGAACATCTTCACTTAAACCAGTAGCAGCAACAATTGCGGGCCAATTCGCGCTATTACAAGCATCACCAAGACCTAATTTTAAACCAGCAACTAAATATTCTCCTATTGCAGCTAATTGTGGATCATCACTCATAAAAGTTTCTGCTGCAGCTTTAATTAACTCCTAAGTAACTTCATCCCCAATATTTAATGTATTACCTTCTGCAACAATACCACCTACAATAGATTTAAAAGTATTACTTTTATAAGCTTTTTCTTTACCCCATAAATCATATATTTGTTTTATACCATCTAAGCCACTATACGTATTATTATCTTCTCGTAACGCAGAAGCCTATGCATTTATTGCATTAAATGCACTCGCAGATAAAGCATATCTTATTTCGAAAGTTTTAGTTTCAGTCGTTCTAGCTTCTTTTAAAGCTTCTACTTTACCATTAACATAATCTAATGCTACTTTTTTTTCTATCTATCCGTTAGGAAATAATGTATTTAATTCTTTTTCTAATGCAGTAACTTCTTTATCACTTAAACCTTTTTCTTTAGCCAATTCCAAAGTAGCTGATAATGTAACTTTTTCAGTTGGTTTAGTTATCGTAGCTTTTTCCGCATCTAAAGTTGATACAATAATTTTTGTAGTTGGTTTATTTGTTGGCTCTTTATTTTCTGCATCTAAAGTAACTGTTATTGTTTCACCATTAGGTAAATTAATTACTCCTTTATCAGCGGCATCCGGCTGAACAGTTATTTTTTCTCCAGTAGGCAAATGTAATGTAGTTGTGCCATCCGCATTTGGCTATACCGTTATCTCTTCACCAGATGGTAAATGAATTGTATTAGTTTCATTAGCGTCTGGCTGTACTTTTATTGTTTCTCCATCTGGTAAATTTAATATAGTTGTACCATCCGCGTTTGGCTGCACCATTATTTCTTCACCGGATGGCAAATGCAATGTAGACTATCCTAAAGCATCAGGACTAACTGTCACTATCGTTCCAGTCGGTAAATTAATAACCTAATTACCTGCTGCATCTGGCTATATAAGTACCTACTAACCATCCGGTAAATTAAGCACTGCTGTATTATTTGCATTTGGAGTAACAGAAATTTCCGTATTTTCAGGTATGTTAATAACTGTTTTATTAGCATCTAATTGAGTAGGTATTACAGGTGATTCAACATTATCAGTAGTAACCGTTGTCATATCTCCAGGAACATCTACATTTGGCGGTTCAATAGTAACCCCTTCACTAATTTTAATTTTTTCAATAGTTCCAGTAGCGACAATTTCATCTACATCTTTCATTTGCGCCTAATCAGCAGTAATACCCATTAATGCCGCAGTAGTAGACGCCATTACGCCAGCCCAAATATCCTCTTTATTGCCTTTATTAGCATTGCGCATATCATCTAAAATCTGCGCAACATGCTCAGCTTCTAATCCAGCTTCTAATAAAGTCTATCTTAAAGTTTCTAAATCAGAAAAAGATAAATCTCCCAAATTTGTTAAATGATTTGAAATTAATGATAATGCTTTTTCTGCATTATTACGCATATTGTCCCATTCATCATTAATTTCTTGCATCTAAGTTTTAAAATTAGTTAATTCAATACTATTAATAGTCTATTCTAACTATTGAGCCTAATGTTCTAACTATAATAACTAATTTTCATCAATTTTTTCGCCAGATGCTTGTAATTCATAAATAGCTTCAATATTTTTACGAACAGCCTCTAACTAAAATTGCTGTTTTTCTAAATCAGACATTCCTAGCCAATCTGAAAAAGATTTTCCATTTTCTTTTAATAAAGAAACTATATACTAAAAAGATTCACCCCATTTAGAAGAAGATAAATCCATATCCATTAAAGCATTTGTTTCAGCAATAATATCATTAATTTTCTTTTCGGTTACACCAAAATCATCTACTGGCAATTGCCCTAGCCCTTGATAACGATATAACATTGCCTAAGCAGCTTCTATTCCACCAAATTGTTCTACTCTATTAATACTAGCTTGTTCTGTTTCTGTTAATGGTTCTGTTTTATTTTTTAAAGTATTATATTCATCTATATCAACTTGTGTTAATTGCTTTAATTCATTAAAGCCTAAACCATAATCTCTTAAATCCGATTCTAAAATTTCTAATTCTTTATCTCTCTAAGCATTAATATCTGACTATTCCTGATTGGCTTTATCAGCCCATTCACTTTGATGAGTATCAACAAAATCAATAAATTTTAATAAAGCATCATATTTATCATTAGTACTGCTATTGTTCCAGTTTTGTTCTGACATAAACTATGATGATAATTCTGGACTATTAAAAATAATTGAAGCTAAATTGTCTAAATTAAAATTTTTATCTCTGCCATACCAAGAAGACAATAGAGACTAAGTGCCTCGCATCTAATTAACAGCAGTAGTACTACCGGTAACACCAGCAAAAATTTGTTCAAATTCTGGACTATTAATCCACTACATATCCTTAGTCCAGGACCCAGTATTACGCTACATCCAATTATTAATCTAATCTTCAGAATAGCCAGCACGTTTTAATCTATTTCTCCAATCTTCCTATTTAGCAGCTGCAGTCGCAGCAGTTTTAGACTTTAATTGACCCCCATCAACCATACCAGCAACCGCTGCGTCCAATAAAGATTCAAAAGCCTGTTTTGCAATATTATAAACTGGATCAGTATCTGTTAATCCTTCCGCTTCTAAAAACGATTCAGTTAATGACGTTCTTTGCTTAGAATCATAATCGATGGCAGAAGTAAAATTTTTATTAATCCAATCTGTACCACGACTATTATAAATCGCAGTTTCTGCTGGATTAATATCTTCTATTAATCCTTTAAAAGCATCTAAATACCCATCTGCAAAAGTTCCAATGTCTGAATCATAAAGCCCTAACTCATCTGAAGATATATTTTTAACTAAATCTTGAATAAGTGCATAACCAGAGATAAATTTTCTTAAATTTTCTATAGTTAAATCTAATCCATTGGAAGAATTTAAGCCCAATAATTCAGTGGCACTCTAAGAATATCCATTCTATTCTAATAAAAAGTTAATACTTTCTAATGTTGTCCCAGCTATAAACTAAGACATACTATTATCTTTTCTATTAACAAAACCTCTAAAGCCATTACCTTCTAATGCATTATAAGTTAAATTGCCCATATTGGCTTCTGCTTCACGAATTGTCGCATTAGCATTTAATTCTTGCTAATGTAACTAAGATTCAATCGCGCTCTAAACTTTAGCATTTAATTCTTCATAATTTCCTGCTAATGCTAATACATTAGCACCTTGTACTTCTAATGCATTAGCAGTACTTAATAAAGAATTATGATATTCATCAATAGTGATTGTACCAGCTTGCCAAACAGAATTTAAATTATTATATGATTCTGCTGTAGTTAAAATTGTAGAACTTTTTTCACTGATAGAATTGACACTTTCAGTAACTTTATCTACAGATTTTTTAACTTCTTCAGCAACTTTTTGCTCATAATTCTAAATTAAACCAACGACTATACCCAATGCTGATCCAATACCCGCGATCGCAGCACCAACTTTATTACCACTCGCCGCCATCTAAACAACATTAGCTAATGGTATTGCTAAACTAGTTAAACCTTGAGTAACATTTCCAGCATTAAAAGCTTGCATCGCCGCATTCATTTGATTAAAGCCCATCGCAGCACTTGTTAAACCTTGAGCAGCCTATGCCGCGGTACGCCCCATCTATTCTAATTCAGCCGTTCTTATTTGCTCAGATAATGGATTCTATTGTGCTATGCCCTAATTAATTAGTCCAGCATTTCTCTTAGCAACATCTTCAATTGCTCTAATAGTTTTTTCATCTAAATCTGATGGCAATCCACCTTGTTTAGCTAAACGAACATATAAATCCGCTACATTACCATTAATATTCTAATAACGATAAGCAGGATTAATTTCTTGATTTAGAGCATCCATTCTCGTTCGATAAATTTGTTTGTCTTCTCCAGATAAATTAATTATCTAATCTTCCATTTTTTGAATTTGCTATGAATAAATCTAAGCCTAAATTTTATCATAAATTATTTTACCTGGACCAGATTCAATTAAACTACCTAAAGACATTGAAGCTGGATTATCCGCATCGTTTAAATTAGCTTGTGCCTAATTAAAAAAGTTATTTGCAGCTGCATATCCAGCAAATTGCGTCTGTTGCGTCGCTGAAAGATTTCCGCCACTTTGTAACGTATTGATATTTTCTTTTAATGCTTGCGACTACAATGCCGCATTTTGCATAATTAATCCATTATATCTATCACCTGGCTCTAAATATTTACCAGATGCAGTATTTTCCATTTCCTTTTGAACAGTTTGTAAATTCTAAATTAACGCTCTATTTTCTGCATTGGGCATTTTACCAGTTAAAAACTGCCCTATACTATAATCGCCGCCAAAAGACTTAAATGAGCCAAAAAATCCACTAACACTACTAACAGCTTTACCTATATTAGTCGCAATCTAATTAGAAAACGTCCTTGTCATTAAACTACTAACAGTAGCTAAAATTCCAGGTAAACCACCAAAGGCTTTAACTAATCCAGTTACACCTTTGGTCATTTCAGTCATTGCATTAGTAAAGGAAATAACCGCCTCATCATCAATTAATGCGCCCCAAAGGTCTTCTAAAGCAGCACGACTACGCGCGCTTGCCGCTTCCCAGCCTTGCGCATAAATTTCTTGTTGTTCTTGTAACGCACCAGCAGAATTTTGCGCGGTAATCATATTCTTTTGATATTTATCAAAATTATCAAAGAATGCCATAATCTATGTATATTGACGAGCGCCACCAATGGTTTGCGCTAATGCCGCTTTTTGACCTTTATTTAAAGTCTACCATTTGCCGCCTAATTCATCAATGACAATTCCCATATCACGTAATTGCCCAGTAGCATCTAAGATATTTACACCAACTGTGCGCAATGCGGATGAATATTTATTTAAATCAACGCCATCTTCAAGCGTTTCACCTAATTTTAAACCACCAATACGACTTAAAATTGTATTCCAAGCAGTACCAACAGTTTCTGGTGCTTGTCTTGTAACGGAAGCAGAAGTTGCAACAATAGCAGACATTTGCTGCATTGATACGCCAACAGTATTCGCAGTAGATGCTACTTTCTGCATAGCAGTTGCCATCTCTTCCATAGAAGATGCAGTCGTAGCACCTAATTTGGCCATTACATCAACGACAGACTCTAACTGATCTGCACCAACTTGATAAGAGTTCCAAACTGCGGTAAGCATTTCAGACATTTCTTTAGCAGAAGCAGTAAATGCTACGTTTGCCGCTTTAACAGTCGTGGCTGCTTTTCTAGCTGCCATTTCTGCGCTATCGCCCTATTGATAATAAATCAATGCAGCATTTGCATATTCTTTAGTAGTGGTTGACAATTCTTGCGCTGCTTTATTAGCACTTGCCGCAAATTTTGCCATATCATCAACAGATTGTCCTGTAACTATACGAATATTATTTAAAGTTTCATTTAAATCTTTCGCATAATTAACAGCAGAACTCATTGAAGATTCTAATCCATGTATGATATTAGAAGAAATTTGCCATTTAAAACTATTTGATAAAGTAGTAGCAAAATTTCCTAATAAACCAGTTAATCGTTTAACTGGAATTTCTGCTGTCGATAAAGAGTGCGCTAATTGTGATACAGCGGCATTACCTAAACCACCAGTACTTCTTAATTGTGTAATTAACTAATTAAGATTTGTGTTTGACTACATCAAACTTTTATTAAAGGCAGTAAAATTTAATCTACCTGTATCGACATTAATCGCCGCACTTAAACTTGACTATAATTGCTATGCAGCTTTTGCTGCATTATTTAAATCTATATCTAAACCCAATTTTTTATTATTTGCTACAGTTATATCATTTAAAGCTTTCTGTAGCTCTGCTATAGATTTTCTCGCCTAACTTGTATCGGCGGAAATGCCTAATACATACTAAATTTTATTATTAGCCGCCATCTACAATTACTCCTTTCACTCTATAAAAACAAAAAAGGCGCTTCCATTAAGGAAGCGTCTTATTCCTCTATTTATTTTTTCAAAAATATATTGGATGAATTAACCTAATTTATCCAGCACTTCTTTAACTAATCCGACCTTATCTGGTTGATCTAAAGTTTGCATTAATTCATCAACATTCATTTTTGTCGCGTCATATTCAGCACTTGCTGTGCGCATCATACCGAGGAACGAAGTATTATATTTAACAATTTGCTCAATAGATTTTTCAACCATTTCTTGCAAATCTTGAATTTCTGTTTTAGGGATATAATTTAATAATGTATCTAAATTATTTACAATAATAGCATCGTATGTTTTGCTTGCATTCTCTATCATTTTATCTGTAATAGAAATGTCGGTGTATGCCTTGAGTGTAAGGATAGTAAAATAAATATTTAATCTAATAGGACTGGCAAAACCAGTATCATCAAAAACATAACTTGCTATTTGTTCTATTAATTTAGATTTTTTATCTATAGGAAGGTATGGTTGAACATTAACTTCCTGTCCATTAATTTTAGCTGTAATTGCTTTAATCTCCTTAATTGGAGTAACTTTTGTAAAAGATACAGACATATATATTGCTCCTTTTTCTCTTTTGTTGACACAAATATTTTACCAAAAAATTTTTGGTTTGTCAAATATTTCCAAGTTTTTCCATACAACGAGCTACATTAAAATAAATTTTATGTTGCTACTATAGCCATTTATTTGTGGCTTTAGCACGCTCCTAAATTTGTTCATATATAGTACTACCTGATGTAACTTCAAATCCATTTCGAAGGTATCTTTCACCGCCTACCATACGAAAACCATATGGTACTAAATCTACAATATCAGTATTATTACTTAACATTTCATATAACGAATTTAAAATATTTGCCGCGCTATATACGTGTAATCCATCATGCGTAAATTCCATTAACATTCCGGCATAGTCTAAAGTACCATCCATTCCTAAAATTGATTCCATTGTGCCTGTTAATGCTCTATCAAAATTTGATAAAATACTCCACCTAGCAATTTCTTTCGGATGCATTAAACTTAAATAGTTCATTGTTGGCATAGAAGATAACTAATTGACCCATAATAATGTTGCTCTTAAAGTTGTGGTTAAAATTTTTGCATCTCCAGTATATGAACTTTTTATACTTATACCTACCTGTCGTAGCTTTAAACCTTCTGGATTGGGTATCTAAAATACCATTTCTACGTCTGGTTTAACATTTCGTACAGTAGCTGTTGCTGCTTTACCAGTATGTAATGTTTCTACAATTAAATTATTCATAGTTTCATTCACATTTAATAAAGCTTTATTTATAAATTGATGTAGTCCCTATTCAGTAAAAATATCAACTAATAAATTTCTAATTGCACCAGTGTTTAATTCTTCACTCTAATTCAATAAATTTTTTAATTTATATAAACTATCTAACTAGGCTTGATTAATAGGCGCTAATCCGGGTTTATTTCTTAAACTTTCTACCTGACTCCAGATATTTTCTGTACCATTCAAATATGAATACATATTCTCAACAAAATTAATAATATCGTTTTTTGTTACCGAATTAGATGATTTAACATTACTTAATTTGTACACCATAGTAGACATTTGTTTAGCATATCCATTAACATCATTGTCTTTTAATATACCTGTAATATATTCAGTAATACTATTAATATCTGTTAAAGACTCACGAACCGTCTATAAAACTGTTTTACCATTATCTAATTGTTTAGTTTCAATCCTTTGTAAAACTAAAGCTTTAGTTCGCTTTATTGCTGTTTTATGAATTTTCTATAATTCATTCGCTGCAATTGCTTGACTATTATTTTCGTGATAGTGTATATAGGCTGAATTTGTCTAAGAATGCCACGCCTATAAAATTTCATGCATCGGTATATTATCTGCCATAATATTTTACCTCATAACAAAAAAAATGGGGACATACCTTCGTATGTCCCCAAAAATTCCTTCATTTATTCATCACGGAGTGACTGGTGTTTCTTCTTCAGTAGTAGTAACAGCACCGAAGAGAGCCTTATCTTCAACAATCTGAATAGCAGCAATTACTTTCTTGGTCTTATCAAACTTAGTATAATCCGGGAAAGCATCCATTGTGAATGTGAAGGTAGATGGATCGCCAGTAGGCGCCATTGTAAATGTGAAGTTAGACTGTACCTTACAGTTCGGAATTACGAACTCAGCAGGATAATCTTCACCAGTGGCCTGATCACGGAACAATGTGGAAGCCTCAAGATAGTAAGAACCACCAAACTTGGAAGCCTCAATATCAATCTGCTTTGCACCAGACTTAGCTTCAACATAGTAATCAGCATAGATAACAGAACCCTGATCGTCAGTAGCCTGATCGCCACCAAGGATATAATCACCAGTACCAGCATTTAAAGCAGCTTCAGTCCGTACTGAAACTGGAACGACAGCTTCACCAAGAACACCAGCTTCACGTAACTCAGTATGACGAGCATCTGCGTCATAATCTGCTTTCCAAGCAGCAAACGCTTCTGGAAGACTTAAAGTAAGATTAGCAGGAATTTCAGCTACTGTAGAAGTAGGAATTTTCATTGGTAACTTATTTACATTGATAGAACCATCAGTAGTCATAAGCATTAAATACATATCACCACGAGTAGATGGCTGCTTAGAGAATGTAATAGTATCGTTTTTAATTTCAATCTGCTCAGTTGTATGAACATAGATAGGAGCGCTATCAGTCGCATCCATAAAGCCAGCACCAGAAAGAATAGAGAAGCTTTCTGGGCTAATCAATGCGTCTTCCATTGTGAAAGTAACCGTCCGGTCACCTTCCCAAGCAACTAAGCGAGGATTACCTTTACCGCCCTGAGCATAAACTGTAGTAGCGGCGCCTTCAAGGCTAGAAGTCTTTAAAGTGTCAAAATAGAGAACTGGCATGTTTTTATCAAGATAAAGCTTACCAAAATAACCAGCAGCCTTTTTCTTGAGCACGACATCGCAAATCTCACGAACGCCAAATTTCATAGGCTTTTTTCCTCCTTATTAATTATGAAGATCTTTCATCCAATCATCTGGCTTACTATCTGGCTTACCGCCCGCCAGACGAGATCTAATATCTAAATCCCACCCGACATACAAGCCATAACGCTCAACTAAATCATATAACTGATAGACAGTTAAATTTAAGCAATCATTTAGACTCATAGACTGTAAGCCAATAGTGAGAATAGAAACATATCTTGATAGAACCCCATCTGCGGAATATCCTTTATCTTGGGCAGCTCTTGATCTACCCTTCATAAGCTTTGCCGCAATTTCAGCCGCTTTTTTATTTTTGGGCTTAAAACTTGAGTTCTATCCACCTGTTGTATTATTTAAACCAGCAACATTATTTAATACTTCTTTAATAGCATCAAAATTTTTTTCATCCAATGTAAAATTATTTTTTGTTTCTGGATTATTAAAGAATAAACCATTAGGTAAAAACTATATTTTATACCCAGGAAACAATAAAGCCAAAACCGATATTAAATCGTTTTGGCGTTTTGCTTTTTCTGGATTTCGCGGGTCCAGCATCAACATCATAAATATCTAAAAATTGTTCATTTTAGATAGTTGATTTTTGCCCTGTGGATTTGATGCTATTAATATCTCTTTATTAAAACAAAAAGACTAAAGAATAGAAAAATATATCGCTTCTCCCAAATAAGAAATTTCACGAATTGTAGGTTGATGTATAGCCGATTGTATTTCTACAACCGGTATATCAGTACCAGCCATTAACTATAATTTATTCATTTTACCAATGGATCAATTTTATCTTCAATACCATTAATTGCCCTATATATTAATGTTAATCCCATTAATTGATCATTTAATACCAAATCATTACAAGTAATAAAGTTTAATTCACCAATACCTGCTAATTTAGCATTATTCATCATTGCATCAATTTCTCCAACAATTTTATATGGGCGCAATTGAAAATTACCTAAATTCCAATGGTCTGGGTGACATAGAACATCAAAATTAATTGTGCAATCTCTAAACTCTGGATTTTTTGCATTAGGTGTAAAATTATCAAAAGATATTACAACGAAATTAGGACAGGCTTTATCAATATCCAATTTCGGCACTATCCTAATTTGTTTATGAACAAGTCCCTGTATCTGCTAAACGGTCAGATCAGGTCCTCTTAAAGCATCTGGCTATGAATAATATAAAAGTTTTACTAATCGCTAATTATTCAAAAGTTTATGAGTAATTGTAGCGAAATCTTTTTCCATAGCTAAAAAGCTTGATTTATTATTAAAATAGTCTTGACCGACTTTCATCTAATATCACTCCTTAAAATAAAGATTCAGCAACTATTGTTTTTTCAAGAGGTCCATAACGTAAAATATATGAGCCAGAAAAAGTCGCATACCAAGTTACTTCGATCGATGGGCCATTAATTTTATATTCAAGCACATCATCAATCTCTTTATTTTCATCTGCTGGAAGGGTAACTGACCATTTCCATTCATTCACAGCAGTTTTAGGAGTGAATGTCATTGTAGCAAGAGGCTTTACAAAAGTTTCACCAATTATATAATTAGCATTTTTTGGAATTAAAGGATTAGGATCTTTTACTTCAACTAATACTTCATCGTGCTTACAATCATAATCTTCTTCTGCTACAATCTCTAATATACCAGGTGTACTAATACTATCTGGCGCTTGTACTTTCCAAAAGCGCCCCGCAAATTCAAAATTGCAATATCTTTCAAATGTGCGCCGGTTCTGCTCGGTATTTACCATATATATATCCAAAGTTAAATTTGGAACGTCAGCCACAATACCGGCCTTCTAAATAGTATTTATCTTTGTCTCAACTGGTCCTCGTATTGCACACCATTGAGAAAATTGTTCACCAGTTTCAGGATCAACAGCAGTAATTTCTAAACAACGACGAATATTAGCTCTAAAATATGCCAATTCAGTCATTTCTTGTTTTAAGATAATCCAATGAGTACCAGAATCTTTAGGCCACTCAAACGTATCCCCACATTTAAAACCCGCACGATGATCAACTGACACTATTTTCTCATCGTAATCGAATTTAACACGATCAGGATTGATTAATGCCCTAACCCATTTAGCCCCATCAGCATCTTTTTTTATCCAACCTGCTTGATAACTATATAATAAAACTCTATGAAAAGTTTTTAACTTATCTAAAACCATTTTATCGTGCTGGCGATCATTATTCATTGCGCGATAGCGTGATTTTAATAATTCAACTGTTTCCATTATCTATTGCATTTGCGAGACTTGTTAGTAATGATATAGCATTAAAAACTGTCACGCGATATATCATAAAATCTGTGGCTTGCGGTAAGCCTTCTAATTTTGTTAATAAAATTAAAAAGTCAAGATGATCGCCAAATATCTTATGCAAGCCATATAATTCAATTAAAACTGAATCTAATTGTTTTTGCCAATCCTCATTATTTTCACGCATTGGCAATAGTTTCCAAATTTGATTTATCAATCGCCGCAAATCTTTTACTACAATAGTATCATCAAACACACAATTATGAACGCTATTCTCCATCGCCAATTCTCTCCCAAGCAATATCATCGTCAGCAGACTCAGTATTGTGTATTATTGTAATAAATTGTTTGATATCTGCGGTATCGGTATCGCTTGTGCCATCCAGCGCAGTCTGATTAAGTACTGACCAGTTTGACATAACACGACCATCGTGCCCGTAGAAACGACGCTTATATAATCTTTGTGCGTGAATATTTTCGCGGTGATTTTCTGTCTTTAAAGTCAATAACTTCGCAAGGTGATTAGCCTGCGAAGTCATTTTAAAATCTGGTCCGCTATATTTCATACGAATATTTTCTATGGAATTGATTTGACGATCAAGCCAAACCTATTTCATTAAGATAGCAAGAATATTCATCTCTTCTGCGGTCAAATCTACATTATATGTTTCAGCATCTTCATCATAATCAAATAATGCGAACCGTGGAAATTCAAAATAAGGAATGGCATCTAATAGAATCTATTTAGCATCTCGTTTAGTATCTTCTTCGGTTAATTCCATATACATATCATCTGTAATTTTACCAAAGAAACGATTATAAATAGCTTCAAATGATGTCACTATTACTCCTCCTTAGTAACTACCTTATACTTAGGAGCGGTACGCCGCCCTTCTGTCTTTGTTTGCTCTGCTGGCTTAACGCGTCTCGTTGGTTCATCGGTCTCTTCAATACCCTCAGCTTCCTCAGCCTCTTTAGCTTGCTGAATATGTAATAATGCTAAATCAACATCAAAGCCAAGTTTATTTTTAATTGCTGCACGCTTACGTGAATCATTTACAGGTAACTCAATAGCATACTTTTTAATTAAATCAAGAACACCTTCTGGCGCAAAATCAAGCGCATCTAAAAATTCATCCATATTATCAGTGGCATTTAATAACTTAATTACACCAGCATCATCAAGATAATACTCTGGTTCAACTTTAATTGGCATTTCTTTAACGACTTCTTCGTCTGCCAAAAAAAGATGATTTTGTAGTATTTGAGTTCCGCCTGGACGATAACTTAATGCTTGTAACTCTGATAATGGAATGTTTTTAGTTTCATTTGGGCTGAACTCTCTGCGAACACCCAATTCTGGAACCGTATACATTACAATAGCATTACTTCTATTCGTTACCTTAATTACTTTATTCTCTTCCATAAAAAATACTCCTTTTTCTCTAAACGCATAGAGTAGAAATTTTATTTTCTACTCTATGCCATAATTTTATTTATTAAGGATTAACTCCATTTGGCTTCATATCCATTGTAAGAGAGGTGTTCTGATATACACAAATATCAGGAGTCATAACGACACCAACACCGACTTTCTTATAGACCTGAATCTCACGGCTACGATCCTTATTGACATATTCGTCAACAATTGTGCCGCCTTCCATAACAACCTTTGCGGGCTTTACAGAACCAGGAAGAATATAGCACATAGAAGGATCAATAACTTTCTTCTCATTGGAAGCATCGGTTACGCCTTGTGGAAGCATAATCATTGGATGATTCTTATAAGAAGCAAAACGTCCATTGTTCCAAAAAACATCTTTCATATTATCAGACCAACGGAAAGAATTGTCTGAAGGACGAATTGTAGACGCGAACTCTTCAGTGCAATAGATAGTTGGTGTACCATAGGCTGCGCAAATAGCAATTAAACGATCAAAAGCAGCCTCATCGAATGCATTATGTACAACCTTATTTAAAACAGGTAATTGATTAATACCAGTCTTTAAAGCCTGACCAATCTCGTGATAAATGAGTTCGTCAAGACCTTCCATAACAATCTGAGTTACTTCAGCAAAATCGGCACGTCCATCGAGGAACTCTTCAAGACCAATCTGCGCAGCACCGCCGATAGCGTTTGTCTGCATTTCGATTGGTGTATCCTTACCAAGCTTGAATACTTCATAAATACCAGCAAGACCAACCTTGGTGATAAACTGTTTTGCACGCCGACGATCATGCTTCCGCATAAAGATAGCCTTGTCACCTTGACCAATAGTCTTTACTTCAGCAAACTGACCATAATTCTCGACAACCTTCTTTGGAAGAACATCGTCCATTGTCTCTTCAATTAAAGAGAAAATTATATTTTTATTCTCACGATACTGAGCAAAAGTGCCAGCAAGTTCGTTGAGTTCTTTACGAAGCGTTTCATTGAGCGCATCGTAGCTTAGGTTCTCACCATTAAAGCTATACGCAACAGGAGTGGAGCGAGAAGCCTTAGCTGTGACTTTCATTAAAGTCAATAATTCATTTCTTTCTAACATCGACTTATACTCTCCTTTCCTTATTACTGCACACGCATAACCTTAACAGCTGGCTGTAAATCGCCAAGGTTATAAACCTTAACAACCTGCCATACCATACCAGTGAGACCAGTCATAGAGGTAACACCAGTAGAAGCAAGATAACCATCATTACCAATCTGTAAAAATTCGCCAAGAACAGGCGTGGCTGTTACATTACCATCCTTGTCCGCTGGACACTTAATAGTATTGGTTGTAAAAATATCGCCTTCGTGGGTCTTAAAGACACGAGGAACCATAATGCCATTGCCAGCTGTTGCCTGCGCGACTGCGAGCTGTGGTTCATTAAATTGTTCAATTTCATATTTATTGCCAATAGCAAAATGATTGCGGCCAAAATCAGTCGCTGCACCAGCATCGGTATGACCATCTGGATAAATCTCACTAGCGGCACCAATTGTCTTTAAGAGAGGATTAATAGTTTGTCCAGTTGTTGGATCTGTTACACCGAGTGGGCTATAAACATTACCAACATAATCCCTACGGATCATCGCAAAATCTTGATCGGTTTCACGATCTTCATATACCTTTACTTCATTATAAACGAGCATCCATTCGCCAGGACCGCTGAAATCAACAACACCCCTAGCATAGTCATATTTTACAAACTGACCATTTTCAAGGATATTGATGGTCTTATCAGCTGGCAACTGAGCATAAATCTCGGCTGTGCGCTGAGCAGACAAATGGTTAGGCTCTACCTGTCCGAAGCCATAAGTTACATAATTAGCTGTCGGAGATAATCTTTTAAAAGCCATTTTAGCTTCCTCCTTATTTTAATTACAGATTTTTCGCGGTTTCGCGTACTGCCTTAATCCAAGCAGGAACGCTATCACCATTATCGTTTGAGCCAAGTTCATAAATGCGTGGCTCTTCTTTATGCTCAGAATCATCATTCTGATCTTCGTCAAGATTAAAACTAACCTTGTTGCGAACACAAATTATAGCGAGTTTTGCCTCAATTTCATCAACAGAATAGGTATCAATGTTGTTTACAACATCGGCCTTATCAGCATCAGAAAGCATATAGAAGCTATCAATCATTGCTTGTTTGGCTTCCTTGTCTTTCGTCGCTTTAAACGCACGGAGACCCTCTACTTCTGTTTTAAGAGCAGAATACTCAGTATTTAGCTTGTTATAATCATTAAGAAGAGAGATATATTCTTCAGAAGTCGTTACATCCTCTAAAGAATGCTTTGTCTTCTTTTTCTTTTCATCATCGTCTTCTTCATCATTATCATCTTCTGATGGCTTATCATCTTCCTTAGATGTATCATCGTCATCAGCAGCTGGAGCATTTTCTTTCTTTTCTTCTTCGTCATCTTCAGGCTTTTTCTTAAACTCGGTATTTTCTTCTGTTAAGACCTTGTCTTTTTCATCCATCGGACTTAATCCTCCTTTGCTAAGAGCATTTTTCATATTCTCAATTTCAGAGAATAATTTATTCTTGAAGCTTTCATCTAAAGAGAATTGTGCTGCGATGCCGGCACCTTCAAAACAAGGCTCAACATCTTCTCCAAGAATACATAATTTTTGTATCATTGCCTCATTGATAATAAAGAATGTGGGCCACCCATTTTCATCTGTTGCCCAAGTCCCAGTTAAATCAGAATTTAACTCCATAGATTGGTTATTACCACGCTCAATAATACGCTTTGCTTCTTCATAGATAGATGTCCATAAATAGCCTTCTGTCATTAAATACAGATGCTCAACGCCATCATCTATAAAAGTCTAAAACCAAATTTTCGCAGTAGAATCAACATAACCATATGCCTTAGTTAAGTCACGTTCAACCCAATGCCCATCTCCAACCTCAATCGATTTTTGATGTCCAGCAAAATCTTCTTTCTTTTCATCATAAAAACCAACAATTGGACATCCCGGCAAAGTTGCCGCCATCTTAATAGCAGTTTCTTTAGTAATTATGCTACCATTTCTATTGGGTTCATCGCTAACATAACATACTTTAATCTCACACTTTGAAATTAAAGGATTTACAGGAGTGACATTAAGTAACTCGACTGTACTTTCTACTGGTATACTAATATGCTGCACTTAACTCACTCCTTATGACATAGATTCTTTATTCTAAATAGTTTTTTCGGATTTTTGGGTGTCTGGCTTTTCTGGTCTTCCACCCTAATTTTCAGAGTTTTTCTAATTTTTCTAACCTAAAATGTCCTAACTACTCATTGTAGAACTCATTAAAGGTGGTATCATAATTTCAGACAAATGTAATACTTCGTTCTCAAAGTGCGCCATAGCAATAATCGCACTTTGTGAATGACCAAGCGCAATCTAAGGTAACATTTTGGAGTAGCCAATTTGCACTTGTTCTTTATACATTTTAGAAAGTTCCTAATAATTATTAATTGTAGTTTCCAGCATAAAAAATCTAAAAGCCCATTTTTTATTGGCTGGAAATTTATGTTTTAATACTTTATTATATAAACTCTAAAACTATAAGACTAAACATCTGATAGATGCTTCGTCATTCAGTGAAGATTTTTCCAAAGCAAGATTACCATCTGTATTAAATAGATTGGCGGAAACACCAAAAGCATTATATACAGTGCGCTCAACTTTCTCTAAATCATCAACAGAAGTAGTAGTGTTTTTATCTGCTAAATCAGCGACATCAACATCAGCAAAAGTTGTCATAACATCTACACCAATAGCACGTTTAAGCATCTATACAGTATTATTATGAATGTCTTTTGCTTCATCAACGTCAAATATTAAATCACCATTCTTATCCAACGGCAATTTCTAAATAATAACTTTTAATAATTTTTGCATAGTCTTCTTACGGTCTAAATCTTGCGCCAAATCCAAATCAATAATATACGGAATAGCATTCGCAAGAATAGGGTAATCAGCACCATTAACATTAAGTTTTACTGCGTATGCTGGATCTAAAAGCCACCAAGTGCCATCGTTCTCATCAGTATTTAATTTACCTTTTTTATAAGCAATATATGCTTTAGAAAACTCTTCTGGATACATTTTTAATACTCGCATACGTTGTTCAATAGAACGAAATTTGTCATCAAAATATTTTGGGTTAAATTCTACCGCGGGCATATCCCCAACACGAAACCTACTGCGACAGTAGGAAGTCGGTAACTCTTGAAAAGTCATACCTTCTTTAGTATCAACGATATAGCCGTACCAACAACCATTAACAATTATTTTTAATGCTATATCGCCGCACGCGTATTTAATATTTGAATTATCCAAATACCCTAATACCTTCGTAAATTCGGTAAGAATTTTTTCTTCTTTCGCAGTATCGTCATTAATGTAGGGAACAACGAACCAATCATATCTATATAAATAAGCGAAGTATTTACATAAACGCTCATATATGCCGCTCATTTCATAAAAATAATTAGAAATTTCTCGCAGAGAAACATAATCTTTTCGAGCAATAGCCCGTAAGATAGTAGTTTTATCTCCCCACTAACGATTTACTTTAGTTAAACTACCAAGATCTAAAACCGCATCATCAAGTGTCTATAGACCAACTCTGATGCGGCCATAATCAATTGGTAGATTATCTTCCGGGGAAAAGGTGCCTGGTCTACCGGTAGATATTTTGAAGCCTTTTTCGTGTATTTGGTCTTGAGTTTGTCTTTGCCGCACGAAAGCACCTCCTCTTAATAACCAGCACGTTCCATAATATAATCGTAACTAATTAGATTTTCCTCAGTATAAGGTATTTCTATTAGATTATAACCATTTAATTCACAAAATCTTCTTTTTTTGTTATCATTATACTATTGTCTAAAAAAACCTTTTTTGCCGCCAAATTTAGCGGATGGTTCGAAATGCTATTTACCTTGATATTCTATTAAGAAATCTACATTTCCCTCATCGTCAAAAACACAAAAATCAAAACGCAATGGTCTTCCATTACCAGAAGTCAAGCCAGTAAATGTCTATTCTTCTGTAAAATTTAATTCAGCTTCTTTTAAAATTTCTTCAATCTTTATTTCCGCTCGTGAACTTCTCATTTTTACACCTACTTAATTTAAAAATAGCATATCAGCAAATCTATGTTTTTTCTTTTTGCGTTTTTTATCTTCTTCTTGTTTTATATAATACAATCCATATTCAAATGCGGAAAACTTATCTTTTCTAATACTTTTATTGGCTTGTTTTAATATAATATTTACGCCTTCGTTTTCTTCGCGCAAATTCATCATTTCTTCTTTTAATATGGAAGTTAGAGTGAAAGGTTTTAAATACTCTGCCCTTTCTTCTGGCTTCATTTCTTGCCCTCTCTTTGTTCCCATTAATTTAACTTTTGCGACACGTTCATCGATTAAGAATTTAACGTGGCCAGAAGCCAATTCACTTCGCGCAGTCGCGTGCGCTTCTGTATTAATCGGCGCATTCGCTTTAATAAGGTACAAAGCATTTTCTTCACAAATATCACTACGGTATTTCTTATATTCATTATCTTCATCATTATTTACACCAAAATCAGGTAAAATATCTCCAGTGTCTGGATCAGTCTATTGTTTAACCATATAATCGACTAAACCAATACCTAAGCCATTGGCGTCTATAACGATAGTCTTCGCTTTATATTTAAAATATAGCTTCTTTAATTTAATAGCTTGGTCCTCAAAATGTGCATCATTCATTGTAAAAATATTCGGCATTGTTATAATTGTTGCGCCAGTTGGCTAAGAGTTTACTTTAAACACACATATTACAGTATCGCATAGCCTGCGCCCAACATCGCACGCCAATACGTAGTAACTGCTTTTAGTAGAGCGACCAGAGAACTCGTATTCCGGTTGGCGCAATATGCGGTTATGATCAAACTGTTCCGCATTAAAAAATGCGTCTTCAACAGTACCAGACCACTCAGATTCATACTCACGCGCAAACGACATTTCATTGAATGTACCATCCATTTTTAAGTCTTTAATAAATGACTTATCCAAAAGACCCATCAAAACAGGAATGCGCCAACTACCACCTAATACCATTGCCCGTTCAGGTTTAACAATTTCCCAAACAAGAATCTATATTAATTTATCATAAGCGAATGTATTTTTCCATCCGGCTGTAGTAATATATATTTGACTCTTATTTAATGTTTCATCCTCTTGTCTGCCACCCCAAGCACCATATCGAGAAACGTTCATTGTAGGAATAATAACTTCACTTAGAATGGTACCATCAATACCTACACATTCTTCCATTAGTCCACCGTGTCTACGTTGACCACGGCTTGTCTCTCTTGCCGCAATATTATCCAATACAGATCCACTTTTAAAGACATATTTTACATAATCTTTACCTTCGAGGCTCTTACCTCTTGTCCAATCTATTTCATTATATAGTGCGGGAATTAGTCGAGTTAATTCTTGTACCTTAGACTTTAAAATGCTTGAACTTTGTTCCTTACCACCAGAAGTAACAAATAGTTTAGCACCAGGATAAAGTATACAGCGCAGCATTAACACAAGCGCAGATAAAAAAGATTTAGAGTAAGCACGAGGAAAAGTCGCATACAAATATTTGTAACGCATAGCAGCGCGCAAAAATACGCGCTGATAATAATATAAATGAAAATTTTCTGGATTGTTTTTCTACAAAAGAAAGTCAACAAAAAGATCTGGATATTCTCTCCAGAACGCAATATATTGTCTAGCAACAGCAATACAAGCTTTTACACGTTCCTCTGATAAACCAATTTTATCAACATTTTCGCGCAGATTTAATAGATCCTATAAAGCCATTACTTTTTCTTCTCCGTCAGCAATTTATTCATTGTTTCTTCATCTGCGGCTTGCTCTTGTTCTAGAAATTCATTGTGCGCGACAAAATCTTCATCGCTTAAAGCTTCTTGCGCAATAGCGTCAAAATCTATATCAGTTTCGTCGGTTGTCTCTAAGTCTTCTTCTTTTGCTTCTTCGCGCGCCATCGTACGAACGGCACCTTCAATAAGATTGCCCAAGTTCATTTCTTCGCGCACCAAACGATCGGTGTATTTGCGCAAATCAGATAGTGTAGCATCTACCATATCTGCGGGTTCAGATACATAATAGCGGGGAATAAAACCATCGCGCTCGCACAATAGGATAAACTCATCTATTGCGGAAACAAATTCACCGCTTTCTGCTTTATTTTGCGCGGCAGTAAATTTAGCAGATTTCATTAAAGTGTCGTATACTTTGGACATTTTTTGGAAACCTTCTATATCGCCCAAATCGACAAGCTGGTGGCATTTTAATGAAGTTTTACAAATTAGTTTAAGATAATCTTCGTGCGAAGGGGTAACGATATCGAATGCCGCCATCATCTCTTGGTATAATTTTTCCAATTGAACCCATTCATATGGGCGATATGTTTTTCCCCATTTTAAAGTTAGATATTTTTTATCTTCTTCTGTAAGGTCATCTTCAAAACCGTCAGGCTCTAATTTATCTATTGGTTCTGTTTCTGTTTCTTTATTTAATTTGGGCGCAGGCGGCATAGAACCTTCTGATACTGCTTTTTCAATATCTTCGCCGCTGTAACCTTGCGCGGCCATTACTTGCGCTTTTTGTTCATCATATCTCGCTTTGAGGGTTTCATTATCCTCCCAGGTATAATTTTTGTATTGGACAAGTTTCATCTTTGAAAGATATCTGCCCAAAACGCTAATACCTGT